GGTGATCAGGTCGCTATCTAGCAATGGTTTGATTGCATCTAACATTAGTAGATTCTCCTTAGATCTTGAGTTCTCTGATGAGTTTTACAACTTCATTCTTGAGATACTTCTGCACTTTGTTGTTTTCGCCTGCTTCCTTGGCTACCTCTAACAGTCTATGTCCGTACTTCATGTTCATGAGACTTTCATATATTGCTTTAGGGTATGCATTGGGTGCGCTGGGTTGAGCAACTACATCTATAGTGACTATTTCGAAGTCACTTACATGTCCTGTTCTGTCGTCAACGTTGCCGCTGCCACGACTTGAAACTCCAAGTTTTATACCTGATGTTAACAGTGTCTTGATCAACTCGCCCATTGGGGTTGGTAAAATCTTCAACTTTCCACATCCGGTATCGCCTTCCATCCACATACCTTCAACGCTGTGACACACACGGTCTAGATTAATTTTCAAATCATCCGGATGATCCACTTCACCTAACACTGAGTTACCACTTTTGATTTGCTCATTAATTGTGTTTACTGCTTTGCTGATTTCATGCATGGGGTAGACGCGGTCATTTGCATTGCGCTTGTTGCCTTCAATACAGATGCCTTTTAAATAGAGATTTTTACCGTGACCATCCGGTCCAGATTCTTCTAGAACCTGGATGTTGGCCTGATTAAAGGTAAGTTGTTCTCTTAGTGTTTTCATGTATTAACTGCGAGCAACTGGGCTCTTTGTGTTAACACCTGTTGCTTGTGCCAAGTGTGGCTTGGTTGCTGGGCTTGGTTTTTGTGAACCTTGGGCTGGTGTATTACCAACTTTGCCGATCAAGTCTTTAGTCTGGTTGCTGTAAGCGCCCGGAGCATCATGCTTGCCACCGCCTTCGCCACCTGCGTGTACTGGCTTGACTGTGCTGCCAATTGGACCTTTTGCACCTGAATTTGCACTCACTGTGGACTTCTTGTTAACGCCACCTTCTTCAGATGTAACTGGCTTTGGAGCGGCTTTCAATGAAATTGCTTCCATCATGCCTGGCTGCATTTCGCCTGTGTCGTCCATTTCAATTGCGTCGCCGCCTTCTTCTGGACCAAAACCGTCGCCATCACCCATGTCGTCGCCGCCCATTAGGTCTTCAAATTCGGCCATCAACTGGTCCAATTTGTCTTCTAAGTTGAGGATGTCGTCTTTAGATGCTGGCTCTCCACCACCTTCGTCATGCATGTCTTCGATGTCATGAGTAAGATCATCGCCGGCTTCTTCAGCGCCGTCATCAAACTCAGCGTCTGATTCTTCGCCTTCCATGCTCATGTCTTGCTCTTCATCGGCTTCGATGTTGTCGATCAAGTCATCACTGGCGTCGCCGCCCATGGCATCTTCATCAAGTTCTTCTTCTTCGGACTCGTCAAGGTCCTCGTCGGCTTCTTCTTGCATCAAGTTTTCGTAAATCTCACGACTCTTGGCCACAACGATGTCATGGAAAAGTTCGCGAGCTTTTGCGTCTTCATCATTGATCACGTATTCGATCAATTGTTCAAATCTGTTCATAAGGAAACTCCTATAGGTTAAAGTGTAATGTTATTTACACACTAGGAGAAAAACTAGCGGTTTATGGGGCCAAAATGGCGATAAATTACATCGCCGGTGCTTCAGGAGCAGGTGCATACTGCTGACGCACTAGTTTGAGTTTTTCCTTGTATTCAACTGTGCGCACATCATTCATCCGGCGCAGTTTGTTTAACTGACGCAAGGTTAGATGCGTTTTACGCAGATCGCCCAGTTGTGTTTGGCTGTTGTCTTGTGCAAGGTCCTGATAGGCTTCAGGATCTTTGTGCCAAAATTCATGTAGTATCATATGAATATTTATGCTGCCGGGGCGCCTGCGCCACCCACGCCTCCGGGTACCACAGGACCTGCTGGTGCAGACCCAACTTCAGGTGTGCCCACACCTGCTGGCTCCATTTGAGCAATTTCTTCGCCAGTTTCAATGTCTGTTTGCATGGCGCCTGGACTGATACCCACAGCACGTAGATCGCTGCCGGCAACTTTAAGTTCAGGATCTTCACGTTCTTCACGCCACATGTCTTCGTTTTCTTTGATTTCGCCTTCGGTCAGGCCCAAGAATCGTTCGAGCAAGAAGCGTTTTGACATGTAGGGCAGTGGTTCCAACTGCATAAACGCCTGTATACGTGTGTTATCCAGTTCACTTTGACGGTAACTGGCAAAGTTTTGAGGTGCATTAAAGCCCAGGCTAAACAGGCCCGAGTCTATGTTAAACCCGCGCCACTTCAAGAACATCTTGAATTCGTCGTCTAGTTTCTGAGCAATCAAGGCCTGTAAACGTTCACAATACTGGTTGAATCTATACTCTTGTATCAAGGCTGTGCCAACTTTTCCGTCGCTCAAAGCACGGTCTGAGTCGTCAGGTCCAGTGGGCAAGTAACTTGATGGCACACGTAAACCACGTGCCATCTTGTTGTTGAAGTATTTTAAATCGTCAATTTCGCCTAGATTTGCACCGCCTTGCAGTACATCTACTGACGAGCCACGTCCGTCTTGTCCCTGGGGAAAGAAGTAATCTTCGTTGATTGACAGCGGATTATAACTGGAATCCATCATGTTTTGTCCACCACCTGTCATGGTAGGGATTCGGCGTTGATGCATTTCGTTTTTCACACGTTCCACAAACTGCATGGCCAGGTGACTGGGCATGTTGCCCACGTCAATTTTGAACACTCTGCGCTCAGGCGCACGGCTCACACGATAGATAAGAATAGCATCTTCTAAGAGTTCTTTCTGTTTGTAAACCTTGTAAATCTGTTCCAGTATACTGCGGCCAAACGGCCAAAACACATCCAGTCCTTCGTTCAGGCTGCAATGCACCACGTGCTTGGCATCAATTGTGGCTTCGTTCATAGCCTGCATGAATCTGCTGTTGCCCACGCCGCCCCCAGCACCGCCGTTGGGCATGGTGTAGTTTGAACTGCCTGATATGGTACCTGTCACAGGATTGGTCATGTAGTCTGTGGTGGTCTTGGCTGCCACAGTCATGTTTTGAAAGTTGGGGTTGATGTCACGAATAACGTATTGTTCCGGGCGCTTGCCTTCTGATTCGTTCACAATGATACGCATGATCTTGCTCATGTCAACCCAGTACATTTCAAATGTTTCTGGATCACGCACAAACACTTGATCCCCATACTTGATGGTGTTGCGGAACAGTTTAAAGATACGCTGGTCTAGTTTGTTCAGTTTGACCCACTGTTGCATCTGCTTCTTGATAATTTCAATCTCATGATCAGTGGGCTTGTCGTTGTATTTTACGTCAAACGGTGTGCCGTTGGTTTCACTCAGTTGTGTGGAGAACTCAGCAATGATGTCCAAACAGGCATTGACTTCAGAATCCATGTCCATGTTTTCATACTGGTTGTAGCGTTCCACACGATTGGGGTGGCCTGAGTATACTTCTGGTAGTCGGCTTGCATAGTTGCGAAACACAAAGTCTGCCTGAGCAGACGCTGATCCGTTGCCGTCATTCCGAGGATAGTTTGGTAAACCAAATTGATTTGAGCCTGATATAGGACTCATTGTTCCAGAGTTGTCTGCAACCTTGAAATACTTTCGCCACGACCCTTTAGTTTTTTCGTTTTCAGCCATTCTTTTGTTCCTGCATTAATTTACTTTCTTTGCGTTCTGCAAAATAACGTTTTAAAGTAGCCGATATTTTTGCTGATCGTACTGGATCGTACGGACGTCCTAAATTAGCCTGTCTAACTTTTTCTCGATGTTCAGCGGTCACTGTGCCTTTATAGTTTTTACATTGTTCAGGAGTGCGTTTCTTTCCACGATTGCCCTCACTAATTTTTCTTTTGGCTTCTTCAGAATGTTTCCACCCTACTGCACAAGCCCATTGATTTATTTTGATATTATCTAGGATGCCACCATCAAGTTTTCTCTTATATTTGGTAATGAGATTGCCTTCAAGTTGTTTTGCTTCTTCGTTTGATAATCCGTCTTTTATAATAACACGTCGTTCTTTTGGTGGCAATAATGTGCTGGTATGCGGTCTATCAATACGTTTACCCGAACCTTTTCCAATATAGTAAGGTTGCCCATCTTCATTGATATATTGATAAACATAAAAAATATTATCTGCCATAGTAGTTTATTTACCGTGATTATGTTTGCATACGCAACATCTTGCTGGAGATATCGTTGTTGTCTTTTTGTGCTCTCAACAGGTCATCTAGTTTGACTACCGACTGTGCTAACAATCCATTCATGGAATTGAATGCACCCATGATGTCGTTGTTTGATGTTACTGACGCTGGACCAGTAATTATTTCTGGTTTGCCGTTCTCTCCGGCAATGCCCAATTGGCCTGCAGGTATATCACCACCGTATTCAAATGCCGGAATCTCCACGTGGAAGTGTCCTTTGCCCACAGCATTGGCACTGGGGTTGCGGTACTCGTCTATGGCTAGACTGGCACCCATGCTTTTGAGCCAGTTGGTAATTTGTTTTCCGTCCTCTACGCTAGGTTCCCGGACCGTGGTAAAGTCAGCGGCCAGTCCTTGTGTGTGTTTGCTAGACGGTGCTTTTTCTTGATGGAACTTGTCATTGAATGCCGAGAAATAACCAAACCCAGGAACGCCGCCTTGTATGGCTTTGGCCATTTCAATCAGTTTGGGACTGATACCTGCACCGCCAATCTGTACATCGCCTGACTTGATATTCAAGCCCATCTTTGCTAAATCTGACTGTGATGTTGCTTGTAGTCCCTGACCACCGCCCATGCCCATCATGTTGGTGGCCTTGGGCATTTGTAGTCCGGAACCGCTACCCATGTTACCTTTTGTTGATGCTTGAAAGGCTGTAGACAGCGAACTCATGGATCCAAACATCGAACTAAACATTTTTCCTATATTTGAATTTTCATCCTTGGGATCATTATCTTCAACTTGATCGATTACATCTTTCATGAATCCACCATAGA